ACTATCGGCTTAATCGGTATTGCTATTAGCAGGAAAAGAAAAGTAGAGGAATTAAAAAAGTAGAAAATGCATCAAAGTGAAAATCTTACAACATGCTTTGAGTATTGATAAGAAATACAGAATTTGGAAATTATCGACAGGTAATAAAATTGGTAGCGGGGACCCGCTTCCACTTGATTCGACAAAATAAATTATTGATTTCATTGAAATGATTTAAAGCGCACGCCACCTGACTGCGCTTTTTTTGTGTCTGACAGTCGAGGGAGGCGTTGTGGCTGATATTAAAGATTTAAAAGCACGAACGGATTTGCACCAACTTGCTGAGTTTTTGGGGCTTAAGCGTGGCAAAGGCAACAACGCAAACTATCATTCACCACATCATTCAGATTCAACACCTTCGCTGGCTATCGATAAACACGGCACTAAGTTCAATGATTACTCAGCAAATGGTACTGAGCATTCGTATGGCGATGCGCTGGATCTTATTCAATGGGTTGAGGGTATTGATCTCAATGCAGCCATCGACCTACTGCACGAATTCCACGGCCTTGAACGCACGCCCCCCGAAACCCCCAACAAGTCATCTGGCGGACAATCTCTGCCTGAGTTTATCGCCTCGAAGTCAAGCAACAACACAGACAAAGCCATCGACTATTTACACCTGAAAAGAGGTATACCCAAAGCAACAATTGAAAAGTATTTGAGCCAGGGTAAAAAAATCCGGTCCATTGGTTTCAATGATTATCGGTCTAAAAAAATACCGGAAGGTGATACCGGCCACGGTGGGCCGGCGGTTATGTTTATAGCAAGAGGTTGGTTGGATAATAAAATCCGTGTTTGTGAAATGCGCTATATCGATGACGGTGTTTTGAACGGTGGTGTAAAAGCTCAAACCCAGGGCGATCAGTTAGGCGTGTTCTGGACACCTTGCCGCAATGAATTAAAACGAGCACACACGGTTTATATTGTTGAAAGCCCAATTAATGCTTTGTCGATTCATGCTTGTGATATGCCTGGTGTTGCGGCGCTGGCTGTTTTGGGTAGCAATAATATTGAGGGTACTGACTGGAATTTTTTGGCTGAGTCTATGCGAGCACATGATGGCAAGATCAGTTATAAACGCGTGGTTATTGCTATGGACCGGGATGAATCCGGAAAAAAAGCGGCCTGGTTATTACATGAAATTTTATTGGGTTTGAATGTAGCAACATTCCTTGTTAATCAGGATGAATGGGAGAAAAACGACGTTAATGATTTTATAAAAGGAGTGGAGCCTGAAAAGCAAAGTAAAGAACTAATTGTTTTGAAAACTGCATTGAAAAATACCGATGAATGGTTAATCCCTGGAAAGCCTGGCAATAGTGATCTTGAAGTCTGTGGAACGCGAGTTTATTTGCCGCCTCATGATTTTGGTCAGTATTGGCGGTTTCGCTCAAAAGCTGATTTCATGACGACTATAAAAACAGTTAAGAGAAAAACGAAAGAAGGGGATGAGTTAGAAGAGGATATCACTACCGATGTTTGTGGTTTTCGTGTCGCGGGTATCAGCAACATACAAATTGCCAGTGCCAAGGCAACAATGACCGGTGAGGAAGATAATCAACCTCATATTTCTTTTGCTATTACCGCACAAACACCACGACATGGTAACAAATTAGTTCGACGTGTGATTGATGATGAAAAACTACATAACGTTGGTTTTTGGGAAAAGTTTGGTCCTATCTATGCGCCTCAACAATTCAAGCGAGCTGTTAACATATTGGAGCGAACCGCGCATATTGGTTCGCGCCAGGCTTCTAATTTTGTGGGCCTGTGTTGGCGTGATCAAAAACTGGTTGTCAATGAAGGCAAAGACACTTATTTTACAGATCCTGAACGGCAGTGCCCTTATCACAATTTAAAGTTTCCATCCGGCACAAAGTCTGACGCCAAACGTGTGATTGAAGCGTATAAAAATTTCATGCAAGATCACGCTGCACTTTCACTGCTGGTTTGGGGGCTGGGCTCACATCTTAAAGCCGTTTTTGGTTTCTGGCCACACTGCCTTTTGCAAGCATCTAAAAACAGCGGTAAGACAACATTAACCCAGCGGCTGGAACGTTCGCTGGGATTTAAGATGTTTTCCGGTCAAAGTTTGCAAACAGAATTTCGCTTGTTAACCTGTGTCAGCCATACCAGTCACCCGGTTGGCTGGGAAGAGTTATCGGCGCGCAGTAAGAAAGTAATCGACAAAGCTGTTTCACTGTTACAGGAATCGTATAACCACACAATAACTAGTCGCGGTGGCACGTCTGGTTTTATTGAGTATGTTGTGAGCTCACCGGTTTTATTGGCAGGTGAGGATGTACCGGTTGATTCATTGCTGGGTAAGGTTGTGCGTACGGATATCACTGCCAAGAAAGGCGAGCTGCCGCCGGTTTCATTGCCACGCTTTCCCGTTAAACAATGGCTGGATTGGTTAGCCGCTTATAAACCAGGTGATCTGCTTGATGTGAAACAAAAATGGGTAAACTGGTGTAACAAACACTCTCGCGCCGCAAGCGACGACCGTTCTGCCTCTCGGATTATTGAAAACTACGCGGCATTGCTGGCCACCTGGCAGCTCATGTGTGAATGGACCGGGCTGCCTCGCAGTTACACGGCATTTCATGAAAGTGTTCTTAAAGAAATGAATCGCCACATCAGCGAAACCAAAAGCCAGCGTGAACCCTGGGTTTGGATTATGGAAATTTTTCTGGGTGAGGTTAACCGTGGCGCTTATCATGCCCCGCATAAGATTGATACTGATGATGACAATGCGCCATTGCTCAATTTCAAAACCAAAGATGTGATGCATCATTTGTCAGCCTCGCCTGCACTAAAAGATCAATACAATGCATTAACCATAAAATCCCCTTCCGTTTTTAAAAAACAGCTTATCGATGCTGGTGTGGTGCGTTATGAACGCAGAGACATGACGATTAATCAAAATCGATACTGTCATTTAATCGCGTGCGATGTGGAGAAGCTTGAAGAGTTTGGTATTGAAATTCACCGTGATGGTGATGACTTGAAGGAAACGAAAATTAAAGAAAAGGAAATGGCATAATGAAATTAAAATTGATATCAATTATTTTTTTAATGCCACTACTATCCGCCTGTTATCACGATGACGAAGGTGAAAAAAAACAGTGGCCAGGTGATGTGGATGAAAACAATATGCCGGTGGTCAATGGGGAATACACCCTGGCAGTGGATGACATATTTGGTCGTTGCAATAATGGTGGTGAACAGTTTCTGAATGGATACACGATTATTGTAAAAGTGACTCAAAACCGCGATAAAATTCGATTGCCTGCAGTAGTCAATAAAACAGAATTGCATGATGTCATTCAGATTAGTGATCTGACCAAGAATGGCGACTTTGTAGTGATGACCGATGGCCTGGCACCTTCCAGTGATTATGAAGGTGACGTAATAGTGCAGCAGGAAATTCGCGGCAAATTTTCACCTGATTCGTGGCGCGGGGAATATAGCTACCGAACTATTTTTAAAGAATATGGTGTTGCTTGTGATTTTTATTCGACGTTTTCGGGTAGGAAAATAGATATATCAACGTTGTTTTGAATGGTGTCAACATGAAAGAGCAAATCAAAGGAGAAACTAATGAGCAATAATCGATTACATATTTCAATAGCATTTGGCGATGCTGTTCTACCGGTAGTTAGGTGTGAAGATGGGCATGAAAGAGTACCTTTAAAACCAATAGTTGAGCAAGTCGGTGCTCAATGGGAAGGCCAACGTCGAAAACTACAACCTGAAAAGTATTTACACAGACGTTTAGGTATAAAAAGCACCCCACTTAAGTGTGGTGGAAATCCACAAATTTGTGCTCGACTAGACCGAATAACAGCTTATTTGAACACACTAAACCCCGAAAACATACGCGGAATGGGAAACCATGACGCAGCCAATTGGTTAGAAGCCAAGCATGAAGAATGGGATAATGTTTTACACGCTTATGAAAATGCTGGTGACACCAACAAAGGAAAAGGTGCGGCCGGGATTAAACAACTTACAGATTTATTTAAAGTAAGAATTACCGCAAAGGATGAAAAAGAACAGGCTGCACTGACTTTACTTATTCATCAACAGCTCTCCGCCTTGGGTGTTGACCTCAACACTATGGAAAACGCTCAAGGAGAGCTAGCAGTCTAACTTTACATTTGCACCCTGAATTCAGGGTGCATTTGAAAGCACTTGGTATGAAGACAATTTATTCCTTTCATTAACCGGCTTTTTGTAAACCAATGACGAGTTGAGTTCCAAAATGACCAATAGCATCGCTCATCGTTTTCATTTTTGTACTGTAATAGGGATCAAGCATTCGTCTTGCTGTTTTTTCATCAATTCCCAACTCTCTACCCAAAGCGCTGGGACCAAAGCCACGTTCACGAGTAATATCGTAAAGTGCAATTTTCAAGCTAATATCGATAGGTACTGGTACCATTTCTCGCACGTTTGCTTTAACACTTCTTGGTTTGGATGGCTCCGGAATATCTTCCCCATGAACCATCATTGTTGCAAGCGCTTCAGCCAAGCAATCCCTTGCATTTACCACTGTCTCAGCCATGGTTTTGCCATCAGTGGCAGCAAATGGAATGTCGACAAATGTCACCAGATAAAAACCATCATCGCCTCTGGTTATTTTTGCTGGATAGATAAGTTGTGTCATCAGATATACCTTTATCTCTTTATGAGGTTGTGTTTTTATAGTTCGTTTTTATCAACGCCAAGATTTTTTAGCATACTGCACAGTAATCCTTCGCCGATTTCCTCTTTTGGATCTTTAAATGTTGTTCGATTGCCGTTGAAATATAAAGTGCCATGACTCCCCTTACCACGTGACTTTTTCACCTCTGGAGGACTAAGATCATGATTTTTAGAAAATTTTTTAAGTTTTTTCAATAATTCCTTGCCGTTCATATCGACTCCCTTCGACTTATATTATCGGACAATTTTGTCCGAAGTTAAAGAAAAAAGACAAATAATTTTACAGTTTGAAAGATTTGACAGTTTTGGGTGTGTAGGGCTATGCTTAGGGCGTCGTGGCAAATTCCACGACCGGGATTGGAACCCCGGAAAACCTGACGGCGTAACGCGCCTTGTGCGCTTTTTTTGTGCCTATCGATTTTGGTGGGCTGTGCTGGGCCTCTTCGGAGGGCCGGTTCCCGTTGGTCCGGTAGTTCCAACCTGGCACAGCTCACCACCCTTTAAGATTGGAACCTTGGGTGGTGATTATTAAACCAACCAACGGAGGGCACATCATGCCTGAATTAATAGAACACTCTCTTCAATCTGTACCCAATTCTTTTGTTTTTACAGAACACGAAATACGCACCGCTATTGATGAACAAGGCGAAGTTTGGTTTTGTGCAAAAGATGTTTTCGAAGCTCTTGGTATCACATGGAAAGGAAGCAAAGGTAGTCTGGTGAACTGTCCTGATAAGTGGCAAATGGTCTGTTATCTCCAGACAAGCTATGGACAAAAAGAGACAATATTTATTTCTGAACCTGCTGTTTACCAGACGGCTTTTAGATCCAACAAGCCTGAAGCGATACGTTTCACTGAATGGGTATGTGAAGAAGTTTTACCCACCATCCGCAAGCAAGGCTTTTTCGGCACCATACCTGCCACCATGCGCTTGGGTTATTCTCAACAGATCGTCAAGCTGACGGAAAAACTCACCGAAACCAAAAACCAGTTCGCCCGTGCCGTACTGGAAAGCGAATTGCGCGACCTTTGCAACCAGGTGGGCCGTCGTATGCCTGACGTGGCGTTGATTGGCCAGACGATCGAACAAGGGGGTGAGTGATGGCCAAGGTTTATCAATTCCCCTACGACCCCGTGCGAGTCGCTGCCAGGCAGGTTGTGGCCAAGCATGCTGTGACTCGGAAGGCCAAGGAAAACACCTTGTCCATCCTGCTCGATGAGGTTAACCGGCTTGTCCGTAAAGTGGATGCATTGTCGTTACAGGTCAATAACCTGCAACGACGTTGAAGAGTAGCCCCGTCGTGAGGCGGGGCTTTCCTTGATAACCACTCGTATTCAGATGGTTTCCATAAAAAATATTCATTGAAGTTAATTGACTTTATCCACAAAACCGTCAAGAATTGACAGTGTAAGCCGATAAAGAGATAAGTCAATTGCCAACAAGTCCTTCAAATGTTGTTGATATGAATCTATCACCGACCAGTGCTATAAAACTGGTCAAGGAGATAGTCAAGGATACAAGTCGGGTATATTACTCAAAACACGCCAGGAAGCGTATGGATGAGCGTAAGATCACGACTGTCCAGATAATTCGTTGTTTGAAATCTGGCACAATTACTGAAGGGCCGGCACGGGGCCTGAAGGGTAATTGGGAAATGACGTTTGGCAGTTTAGCAGCGGGGGATCCTGTTACTACTGTAATTGCGTTAAAGCAAGATAAGAAAGGCAATTATATTCTCGTCGTAACGGTTTATAACGGTTAATTATAAAAATAAAATAATTACTTCACTGGAGAGTGCGAAATGTTTCATTATAAGGACTGCGGTCTCGATAATGTATGGTTAAAAAATGGCTTTAACGAGATCGAAACTGAATATGGGCCAGCTATTTCTATCTTCAATCTGGAAGGATTACATTCCACTATAGGCATGCAAATTATCGAGTGCAATGCTTTATTGAACGGCAAAGAAATTCGTTTTTTACGTAAAGAAATGGATCTGTCACAAAAACATTTGGGTGAAATTTTGGGTGTCAGCGAAGAATCCATTCGTGGCTGGGAAAAAGGTCGAAACAAAATAACAGCACCATCAGATAAGCTTATTCGTATTTTATACAAAGAGCATGAAACTGGTGATGGGATGATTCGAGACGCGCTTGAGAGATTAAGCCAAATGAACGTGGAAGATCATTGCAGAAAAATCGAGTTAGAATCTACTGACCAAGGCTGGAAAACTGCTGCATAAACACCAAATATTTTTATTATCGAATCAAAAGGGAAATTGCATAACCAATTTCCCTTTTTTAGTTCAACTATAAGCCCGATGCATCAACTCTTTCACTTTCAATGAGTATTCGCTCATTTTCAGCTAATTGTTCCAGTTTTTTATCCTTGTAACGAATACTTAAATTTACATCAGAAAAGCCAGTACATTTGGTGAAGACTTTTTTCTCTCCCTGGTCAATTTCTTTTACATCATACATCACGCTAAACGGCTTATCCTTAGCAATCTTTCCGTATTTTTTTTGCAGTATCGCCATGACCAACGCCTGTTCTTTTTGGCAAAGAGAATTATTTTCCATATCGCCTTGTGCCCAGATAGTATGCACTTTATTGGTTTTAGGCGTAATCATCACGAAATATTGCGAGAGTGAACGGAACTTTTTTTTCGGTTCAAACATATACATTGGTGTGCCATCTGTTAACTCAGCTGTTCCTATTTTGCTGCTGAGGTCGAACACCTGGCCGAGTTGTATTCCGAATGCGCCTTGTATTTTCTCTTCCGCTTGAATAGAAGCTGATAAGAATATTCCTGTAATGACTATAACAGCCGTTTTCCAATTCACTTTTCTCTCCCTTTAACTTAATCAACGCCCCGTTCTTGATATAACTGAAAGGCGTGTTTGACTGCTTCCCAATCCATTTCCCCCGTTCCCCCTAACAAGTCCTTGTGGCCGTCAAAGGCTTCGAGAAAGACAAACCTAGCTTCCTGGTCCCTATTTTTATCATAGAACAGCTCTAGTAACACCGTAAAACCGCGCAACCGGCGTTTTTTTCACGTAAGTTATTGATGCTGTAAGTACTTTTCTGGCGAAACTGCCTTGTTTTTGCGCGACTTTTGCCGTTTTCTGCGCGGTTTTAGCTGTTTGCTGCGCAAGTGCCTATTTTTCTTTATCTCTATATTTATTTATTATTTTTAAGTTAAGTTATTAATAAATAAATAAATATAAGGCCGAAAAAAACAGATTTGACCTTTTTCTTGCTGCGCAACTTATAGGGGTATAAAATTTATTTGTGCGCGGTTTTTTTTGCTGTTTTTCCAATTTCCGCGCAGTTTCGCGCACGTACTTTGCTATAATTATCAAGGCTTTATCTATTAATTTTACTTAGTGCGCGAAAGCGCGGGTTGCTCTCCCTATGCCAGGTGTAAATTCTCATTTTGATGTTGTTCTCGACAAATATTTGACGTGGTTGGTACACAATAAAGGCAAGTCTGAGAGCACTGCTCACAAATACGGCGGCTATATCAAGCAGCTGCAGGAATGGGCGGTTGAACAAGGCCTGGAATATAATGACCTGGATCTTGATTTGATCGAGCAATTTACCGGGCCCATTGCACACCAACGTAAATTATCGAACGCCAGTCGCCGGCCCCTGGTTGCGGCCATCAAAGGTTTTTACGGTTATCTTCGCCGGGCTGGTGAGCTGAATAATAACCCAGCTGCTGATCTGCCCTACCCTACGCCTTCATTCAAACTGCCAGTGGCTATTTCCTCGAGTAATGCAGAAAAGATGCTGTTGACCTGTGATTTAAGTACGTTCCTGGGTATTCGTAATGCTGCTGTTATGTCGGTATTTTATGGTTGCGGTGCCCGTTTATCCGGTGTTTGCAACTTAAATGAATCCGATTTGACGTTCGGTATCGATCATAAAAACAACGAACGATTAATGATTAAGCTGCGAGAAAAAGGGAAAAAGGAACGGATTATTCCGGCACCACACGAAACACGCTTGTATATTCTTGCTTACCTCGGCCATCCAGAATTGAAGGATATTAATCGCAGTTTACCCAACGGTGACAAGGTATTGTTTGTGTCAACCATGAACCGTCAAGTGCCTGAGCATGAGTACTACGGGGAAAACAGGCGACTACGACGCACATCGATTGCAAACATCTTTAATAATGCCGGTGAAAAAGCTGGTGTGCCTGAGAATCAACGCAATCCACATGCAGCCAGGCATCTGTATGGCACCGAGTTTACCGAGCATGACCAGAACATTCTGATCACACAGTCATTAATGGGACACGCTAAAGTTGAAGCGACCAAGATCTATACACATATTGCGGAACGTAAGAAGATCGACGCAGTTGACCAGGCAAATCCTTTGTCCAGGATGAAGACGCACATGACCGATATTGCGAAGCGGTTAAATTCTACACGCCATAAAGACAAGCCTTTTTCTCGCGGAACTTGATGGTTAGAACGGACATAGGACTAAGCTAGTGGTTACTCAGGTACGAGGTTTCAAGGGGCATGCAGAATATAATGAAACACTGATATAGAACAGGCTAATCCATGAGGTATCGGACGGAATCGGGAGCCTGATTTTGTCTTGGTGTTGTATGTTGTTGATTTGGTGTTGTGTTTGGTTGGTGTCGACGTATTGAGGTGGTGATGATGAGCTGTGATGATGAGGTGGTGCAAGGGGTGGGGGCTCGGCGATTGGATGGGCCTCTGCAGTCAGGGGGAGGTGGGTCTTTAGATAGTTGCACTACACCAGAGTTTGCCCTTAAGGCCGATCACGGGCAAAATTTGCGCGATCCGCGTTTGCGCGACCTGGAACGCGTCGGACTCGGTGCTGATTTTCTGGCTTTGGCTGAAGATATCGGCGTTGACGCGTTTTTAACCGTCTGGCGGTTTATGTCTGCGCGGCGCGATGTTTATCGTAAGGTAACCATGCCCGATTATGGCTCTTATGAGCGATTCCAACGAAATTGCTATATTCGTAGCCTCGCCTCGGAGGGCCATGATGTTAAAGAAATCCGTAAAATTGTATCCAAAGTGTTAGGTGAACACCTTTCAGAGCGTACCATTTGCCGTGCAGCAAAATAGTTATTAATCAGACATTTTGCGCCCTGTTTTTGTCTGGACTTTGTGCCGAAAATCGGCAACATGAACCAGTCTGCCGATCGATCTATCACATTCCACTGTACTGCTTGCAGCTATAAATTTGAGTCGCTGCAATTCGACGTTGAAGAAGCGCCGGAACAGTCGCACCCGTGGAATTATTATTGCGATTGCCCGGTTTGCAGCTCAAAAGCTGGACAAATTAACTGGCAAAAAGCCAGTTTTGCCGCGCTTGGCAAACAAACCGGACCGAAAACCGATGCCGGTAAGGCTGCAGTAACCAGAAATCTGGAAGGCCATCCAACACCGGAAGAAATGCAGCGCATACGTTTCAATGCTGTCACCCATGGCTTGAACGCAAAAGTTGCGCGTTTCCATCCACCAAAGCCTGGCAAATATCCCAGTTGTAACACCTGCGAATACCTTCCCGATCAATCCTGCCGAAAATTACCTGCCTGTGTGAAGAAAACAGAAATATTCATGCGTACGCATCTGGCGTTTGAAACCGGTAATCCGGATTTAATGATGGATTTGCTTGCTGATAATCAGGCAAATTTTCAAGCTTTGATGATGGATATGTTTTTAACGGTGATTGCTGACGGTGTAACAGTGACTGCACCAAAAATGTATTACGACAAGGAAGGGAAATGCCACGTTTTTGAATATGAAGACAAAGATGATCCTGGTGAAAAAATTGTTGTTAAAGAAATTCAGCAGCATCCTTTGTTAAAACCGCTCATCGATTTGATGAGTAAAAATAAAATGTCGTTGGAAGACTTGAACCTGACACCTAAAGTGCGTGACGATCACGAAATATTGAAAGGTCACCTGGCGGGTGATGTACAGAGTGAACCGGCTGACGCACAAAAATATCTGGAGCAAGTGCAACAAGGTCAGAGCGAGCTGATGGATCTGATTAAAAGCGGCATGAATCAGGTACAAGTGAAAAACGATGAGTAATGCCAAGCGTGTTTCCGCACCTCAGCGCTTGCAGACTGCCATTGTCGCGGAAAAAGAACTGTTTCGATATAAAGATAACAATGCTTTGTGGTTTAAGCATGTGCTCGGCATTGATCTGGATCCGTTGCAGATTCTGCGCATGGAAATGCTGGACAAGGAAAAAACTACTGTGGCCTGGGATGCCCGGCGAATGCGGAAGTCCACCACCCATTTTTTGCACGCGCTGAAAGCGCTGGTCATCAAAGCACACTCTGAAGGTTGTGCGGTAACTCCACGGCAAGCGCAAGCGGATAAAAATGTGCGTGAGTACATGACCGATCAAATTCGTGGCTCTGAAATTCTCGATAGTTATATCGGTTATCGTGGCGGGCGAAAACAGTTAACCGACACCAGCTTTACTTTTGCCAATAAAAGTTTGATGTGGACCGCTGGCGTGATGGGTGAAGTGGATGGATCCGGTGTCACGTATTTTCTGCTGGATGAAATCGAAGACATGGATTATGACCGGCTGGTTGAAAAATTCCTGCCAATGCTCGGGCAAACACAAAAGCTGGGATCCACAGAAGTTGCCGATCGGCAATTGCGCGCGTTAGGTGTTATCAAGGGTTCGGGTATTCGGAAAGTTTTTCTGGATGAAGGTTTTTATCCGCTAACACAACCGGGTTATCCCAACGGCGTGATTATTGGCGGCGTGGATATGGGTATTGCCATGGGCATACTGGATGCCGATTGGTTGGAAATGCAAAAACGTTTGATGTCACCCGAAGCCTGGGCGATGCAGATGGAATGCCGTGAAATTGAATCGAAAAACACGGTGCAAACCCGGTGGATCCGCGCGGCGATGAATTTAGGTTTGCGCATGTCTGAAGCAACGGATATCGGTAAACCCGTGCAACCTATGCCCGGCGTAGAGTACAAAAAACGTGGTCTGGTGGCGTTTGGTTATGACCATCTTGGCCACGGTGAAAACCCGGAGGCCTCAAAATCTGTTTTGGTGGTCAGTGAAATGGTGGGTGATTATGTCTGGTTTCCATTTGTAAAAATCTGGCCTGCCTGGTGTGATGAATCGATTATTAAGAATGATCTTGTTGCATTCTGGCGTTATTTTCGGCCGGATAGCGCGGCGGGTGATGCGTTTGGTATTGGTTTATTGACCGATGTAAACAAAATACTTTACCGCGAACGTTTAACCTCAATTGATATTTCAGAAATTCACGATGGCAAATCGTCGGAATCCACCTGGCCTGACTGGCCGTTCTCCCCTATTCGTTTTCTCGGTGGTTTAAAACATCAAATGGCCAGTGCATTGGCGAATGTGTTTCGCAATCACAAGGCGATATTGCCGTGGTTTGATGAAAGCGAAGAGCCTGAACCAGGGCTGGAAGAAGATTTTCGAACTGTAATCAGTCAGCTGGGTAATGTACGTGCTGAGCCGGCGAAAAACGGCGGGCTGTATCCGAGTTACAAGATTGATGATAAGTCGATTGGTGATGATGGTTTTGATGCAGCCATGGCGTCGGTGTTTAAACTGGCCGGGCGTATTTTTCAAATGCCAACTGAAATTGTGACGATTAACAGGCCTCGACAATTACCGAATATGAAACAAAGCCGATTGAATTTGCCGGGAGTGCGTAGCGCATGAGTTGGTTAGCCGATTACCGTCAACGCCGGCGTGAGAAAAAAATAAAAAAGCTGGGTGGTTTTTTACCGGCTGAAATGGAACAAAAAACCAATCCGTTACCGGGTGATATCCGGAATACAACCACCAGAGGCAGTATTGCCACACCTGAAGCGCGCTTGCAGTATCTTTATCGGCGTTGGTGGGTTGATACGGAACGTCGCGCCACGGTGCTGGACATTCGCGAGATGGACCGGCTTGATGGTCGTGTAAAAGAGATCCATCACAAAATGGCGTTAACCGCCACCAAAGGTGGTTTGATTTTAAATACCGCCAGCACCAACAAACGCATTATAAAAATATTCAAAGCCTGGCGAAAACGTTTGCAGCTGGATAAACGGGCGAAATTATTATCCGATGCTCGTGCCGTGGTGATGGAAGGCAATCTGGCGCTGCAATGGTCGCTGGACGCGCCGACAAAAACAAAAATTATGTGCGCCATCCGAATGCCTTCTGAAACCATTAATCCACGGGTGGCGGAAAATGGTACGTTTGAAAACCCTGCCCAGGCTTATGAGCAAATCGATGTATTAAGCGGCAAGGTGGAAGCCACGTTTGCACTGTATCAAATGAGCATCGGCCGATTGTCACCGGATAATTTTGACGACCAGGGCAGCATGGGCCGGCCTTACCTGGATGCCGGCCGCACCACATGGCAACAACTGCGCATGACTGATGAAGACCTGGTGATTCGTCGCCACGACCGGGCAACACAACGCAAAGCCCATGTGCTGGAAAACGCCGAAAAAGAATTTGTTGAAAAATACAAGGCTGATATTGAAAACGACATCGATGACACCCGCGCCGATTATGTGATTCAGGGCAAGGGTGATGTAAAAGCGGTTGAAGGTGATGCCAATCTGGATCAAATCGCAGACATCATGTACCTGGTGGATACATTCTATGCAAACTCGCCGTTATCCAAAGGCCTGGCCGGTTATACCGAAGGCCTGAACCGCGACATTCTTGAAGACCTGAAAAAAGATTATTACGAAGAAATTGACGCGCTGCAGGATGTGCAGGCCGGCGTGTATCACGAAGGTTTTCGTTTGCAATTGTTGTTGATGGGCATTAATCCAGACAACTACGAATTCAGCGTTGAATTTGCCGAACGCACCACATCAACCAAAAATCAGCAAGCTGATCTGGCCTTGAAATATCAAGCCATGGGGGCATCACAAGAAACTGTGTGGAAAACCGCGCAGTTGGATCCAACAACCGAACTCAAACAAATTGAAAATGAAATGAACTCGGATGATCCTTACCCGGAAGAACATGACATTGGCGGTGGTGATGTGAAAATCACGCCGGGCAATGGGCCCAAGGGTGAGAGTGCCACAACTATATCAACCAGAAGTTAAAGGAGAAAAAAAGTGACGACAATTAAACCAACGATCGGGCGTGTAGTTTGGTACCAGCCAGATTCTAGAGATACTGCCTACAAGTACAGAGCGATGGGTGACCAAAGGCATTCAGCAATGATTGCCTATGTTCATAGTGACTCCATGGTCAATCTGGCAGTAAATGACGCGAATGGAAACCAGTATGCTAAAACCAGCGTGCCTCTGTTTCAGGGTGAGGCGGAAGACTGCCCACCTGGTGAATGTTGCTGGATGCCATATCAGAAAAAGCAGGCAGCTAAAGAAGAATAAACCAAGAGAGTATTTCGGCGGGTCGTGCCGGATCCGCGCACAAGCTAATCTCGGTATCTCTTGGTTTTTGATAATAATGGGAAAGGTTAGTGTCGGCACAATTGATATCTATTTCCGGGGGAAATATGAAACTACAAATCACATTACTTGACGCAAACAATCCGTTTTTTTTCGGTGAGAGTCGTTTTGAGCTCAATGAAAGTGATTTGCAATGCCTGGCTGAATCTGCCCAAGGTAAACCTGTGCATATTGGCTTTGGTGAAAAAGTTGAAGCGGGCAATATTCATCGCGCCTGGGTTGAAAAAAACACCGTTAAAGCGATTATTTATCTTGATTTAAAAGCCTCGGTGCAATTTCAATTTGATCCATCGGCAGAAAAAACAATAAGCATGAACAAAGTCGAATTAATTCGAAATCCCGTGATTTCTGTTTGCAGTGAACTAAAGCCGGTTGAGGCTCAATGACAAAGCTGGCCGAAAATACACGCACAGCAACCAAAGCCGCCATCAAGCGAGCTTCGGCGAAATCACGGGCGGCGATGAATCGTTACGATCGGGAAATTCTTGAACGATTAACCGAGCTTTACAAAGAGGCGCGTATTGATCTTGCGGATGTGATATCCAGTTACGCCGACGGTGAAGAAACGCTGCGGCTGGAAGTGCTGCAGGAATTACTGCAGCAAATCAATCAACGCATTGAACAGTTGGCCCAGGCGCGTGATTTGTTGTTGATCAATGATGGTCTGCAATACGGTATTGAGCGCGGACTTGAACCGTTTATCGGTGCGATTGATGGGCCGGCCCTAAGTCGGGTGGCTGATGAGGCCTTGCGCTTTACCATTAATCATCAAATGAATGACGGGTTGAAGCTGTCAGACCGCTTGTGGCGCAACACCAGCCAGGCAAAACGGGTGATAGGTAATGCCATTTCCCAGGCAGTTATTCAGGGGCATAGTGCCAGCCAGGCAGCGCAGGATTTTATTTCGCGTGGTGTCACCGTGCCGCGTGATGTGCAACAACAAATCAACGGTAGCAATGCGTTTCGGGTTGCACGTGTTGCAGGCGATCAGCTGATGAAGGCCGAGGGAAATCCTTACTACAATGCAAAACGTTTATTCAGAACAGAAATCAACCGGGCACACATCGAAGCATTCCGCAATTCGTCGTTTGAACATTCGGATGTTATCGGTACACGGTTTTTATTGAGCAACCGACACCCCAAGCCGGATATTTGCGATATGCATGCACGGGTGAATCGTTTCGGTTTGGGGCCAGGTGTTTATCCGAAAGGTAAAAGCCCCCTGCCCGCACATCCCAACACGCTGAGTTATGAAGAAGCGGTTTTTGCGGATGAAGTGAGCGAAGAAGATAAAAACGGCAAACAAACGCGGATTGAGTGGTTGAAAAAGCAGCCATCACATGTGCAACAGGGTGTACTGGGTAGTAATAAAAAACGCGCTGCTTTGCATAGTGATCTGTTAAAAGAAAATCAAATAGCCACACCCTGGAAAGTTTTAAAAGTGCGCTATAGTAAAGAAGGTGTTGATGTCGATTCTTTATCTGTGGTTTCTGAACCTATTGATCAGCCCGGCGGGCTTAAGCGATCTGTTGATGAAGTTAGGGTTGAATAGTGGCTGGGAATACGCGCATATTTTTGATACTAAAACGGGTGATTTGTTTCTCAAAAAAACCACCAGGTCACCAAACAGTGTTTCATTCGATCGCCATGAAATGGAGCTTTTTCGAAACTCTAAAAACAGACTTGAATTAACGCACAATCACCCAAGCAGCAGCAGTCTGTCAGTGCCTGATTTGCGAATGGGAACATATGACGGCGTGGAACGTGTTGTTGCTGTTGGTCACGATGGCAGTGTGTATTCTGCGAAGAGCCTGGCAGATATAGAGAGTTATCATCCTGTCAGTAAGAAAATCGATCAAGAAATTGAACATATTTTTTGGCCGCTGATACGTTCCGGTGATCTGGAAATTGAAGATGCCAACATGTTGCACGGACATATAAGAAACCAGGTGTTCAGTCGATTTGGAATGCTGGATTATCAAGTTGAAAATTTCGGTAATACTTTGTCAGCTTCTCTTGATGTTTTTCCTGATAACCCGGATGACATCGTGGAACAAATTCATGAAATACTTGAAGGTGAAATATGACAGACATAATTGATCCGCCCGTTGGGCCATATTCTGATATTGAAGATATCAAAGACTGGATAAAAAAGCTGGAAGCCATGCCAAAATCAATTGAACGGGATGAGGCGCTGGATGAGGCAAAAGATTGGTTGAACAGGCATCCTGATTATAAAGAAAATTGATATATAAAAAATAATCTGGATAACACCTAAATGGCGTTTGAAAGTGATCCGTAAAAATAACTTAAAATTAGGAGAATTTAAATATGAGTACTAGATGGTATATAGCACCAGCAGAAATAATCAGTAGACCAAATCAAGACCCACCTGAAGAACTTGCAACAAAGTTGAAGTTGTTAGCTAAAGGACCGAATGTTACATATGAGCAATACAATACAATCAATCCAGATG